TTGCGTTATAAGGCAGAAAAAAGAGGTTAAATATGACTATTAGTTTATCAGAAAACACACCGCGTATATCTTATTCGGTTAATGAAGGCGCAAGTCAAACAGCATTTACTGTGCCGTTTGAGTTTTACGCTGAAGCTGATCTTAATTTTTATGTAGATGGTACTAAGAAAACAATAGCAACACACTATACAGTATCAGGCGGTGACGGAACAACAGGAACAATAAACACAACATCTGGTAATACAGTAACTGGGATAAGCGGTGGCAGTACAGTAGTTATAACAAGGTCAATAGCATTAGCTAGAACAACAGACTTTCCTGCATCTGGGCCATTTGCTATTAGCACATTAAACACAGAGCTAGATAAATTTATAGCAATTCAAGCTGATAATGATGATACCATTGATCGAGCTTTACACCTAGCAGATGATGATACAGCAGTTAGTATGGAGTTGCCGCTTGTAGCGTCAAGAAAAGGTACTGTTCTAGGCTTTAATGCAAGTACAGGTGCAGCAGAAGTTGGCCCAACTATAGCTAACGTTAATTCTCTCTCTGCAATTACAGCTAATATAAACACAACAGCAGGTATAGCAGCTAACGTTACAACAGTTGCTGGTATAGCGAGTAATGTAACAACAGTAGCTGGAGTTGCTAGTAATGTAACGGCTGTTGCAGGTGCAATATCTAATGTAAATGCTTTAGCAGCTAGTGCTGTTATTGCTGACATGGCTTTGCTTGGTACCTCTGATGTAGTCGCTGACATGGCATTGCTTGCTACATCAGATGTTATTGCTGATATGAATACACTAGCTACAAGTGATATAGTATCTGACTTAAACACACTAGCCACAACAGATATAGTTGCTGACATGGCTCTCTTAGCTACCTCAGACATAGTATCTGATTTAAATACGTTAGCTACTTCTGATATAGTTACTGACCTTAATGTTTTAGCTACTTCTGATATAGTTGCTGACATGGCGTTACTAGCTACTACTGATGTAGTCTCCGATTTAAACACGCTTGCTACAACTGATATAATTTCTGATATAAATGCGTTAGCTGTTACTGACATAGTTGCTGATATAAACCTACTAGCAACAAACGCAGTTATTGCTGACATGGCCGCACTAGCTGGTAGTGGTGCTAATCCTAACATAACTACTCTTACTGCATCTGGTGAGATAGCAGCGGCAAGTTTAGACATATCTGGCAACATTGATGTTGATGGTGTGACCAACCTAGACGTAGTAGATATAGATGGTGCAGTGGATTTTGCATCTACTACTGCTCACGCTGGTAACGCTACATTTGCTGATAATGCAAAAGTTATGTTAGGTGCTGGGTCTGATCTACAGATTTACCACGATGGATCTAATAATTGGATTAAAGGCAATAATGCTGGAGATAATACAATAGCTATTTCTCCTGGTGGTGGTGGAAGCGTTTTAATTACAAATTCTTCTGGTGATAATATTATTACTCAACAAGGTGATGTAGCTATGTTGCATCATAATGGTGCAACTAAACTAGCTACAGCTTCTGGCGGTATTACAGTTACAGGCGAAATAGCAGCAACATCCTTAGATATCTCAGGTGACATAGACGTAGACGGCACTACTAACTTAGACGTGGTAGACATTGATGGTGCGGTGAACATGGCAACGACTGCCCTCGTAACAGGCGTCTTGACTACAACAGCAGCTACTGTGTTTAATGGTGGGTTTGCTGCTAATGCAGAATCTACTGTTGCTAAAAATGACGGCACTTCTTCTATTATTGGTGCTCGTTATAGTAACACTTACAGAAAAGTTGGATTTAACGCAAACAATTCAACTGGAAACAGTTTTATTGCCTTTAACAGCAATAGTGTAGCCAGTAGTGCAAACCAAAAATACGACATAAGTAGTGAGGCTGCTAGGATTGATTTTGCAAGTGGTGTACATATAGATGTTGCTGCAAGTGGTACAGCAGGTGATGTTATAACTTATGTCGATGTTGCAGATTTTACAACGGCAGGCACTGTATTTAACGAAGACTCTCAAGACATAGACTTCCGTGTTGAATCAAATGGAAACGCTAATATGTTGTTTGTGGATGGTGGTAATAATGCTGTAGTTGTAGGGCAATCTGCGCCAGACACAGATATATCAGGTGCAACTCCTCAATTACAGGTTATAGGAACAGGCGTAGCGGCTAGTGCCAGTATTACTAGAAGAGAAAATAACCAATATGCCCCAACACTTTTCTTAACAAAAAGTAGAAACACTGCTGTTGGCTCTAATACAATAGTAAACAATGGAGATGCTCTAGGTGTAATAGCATTTATAGGAGATGACGGAACTAATTTAGATACATACGGTGCTACTATTACTGCTTCGGTAGATGCTACTCCGAGTGCAAATGATATGCCAACTCGTTTAAGTTTTTCTGTAACAGCCGATGGAGCATCTTCTCCAACAGAACAAATGAGAATTCATAGTGGGGGTCAGGTTTCAATTCCAAATGGTGTTGAGCTTGGCAGTGGTATAGATGGAACAAATGCCAATACTTTAAATGACTACGAAGAAGGTACGTTCACGCCTGGAATAACACATGGCTCTACAGTGGCTGCTGTGGATGTAGCCGCAGGTTCTTACACTAAGGTTGGGCGGCTAGTAACGGTTAATTGTAATTTAAGAGTCCAGACTGTTAATGGTACGGGAACTGTACTTATAACTGGGCTTCCGTTTACTGTAGGAGACACCCTTGCCTCAACGAGTATAGAGGCTAATGGCTCTGTTGGATATTACGCTAATATGGGAGCTGATGTTAATTCACTGTCCATAACTGCTACTAGTGGAACTACAACTTGCTCAATGCAGGGTAACTTTACTACTAGTGGATTAAATGCTAACTCTGTATCTCTGACTAATACTCAATTAAATGCTACTGCTGAGTTTAGATGTTCTATTTCTTATTTTGCATAACAAATTATCTGTAGTGGATTCTACAGACAGACAGTCCATAAAAGGAGATAAAATATGGCACTAACTAAAACAATAGAAGACGATAAACTTGAGGTCGTGGGTACTCATAAAGACCTACAAATCAGAACAGCCACTATTATAAAAGAAGATGGCACAGAGCTATCTCGCTCATTCCACAGGCGCGTACTACACTGTGTATCATCAGTAAAGAACGCTGATGACTCATGGACACATACGGATACAGATGTATCAGGTGAGTCAACAGAAATTAAAGGCATTACAAGTGCTGTTTGGACAGATGAAGTTAAGGCCGCAAAGAAAACTGCTAACGAAGCATCAAGCACTTAATGAAGAAAAGTTTTTTAATAATAAGCTGGATATTTGTAGCACTATTATTTTTAATGGTGTTAGTTCCTTTAGCATATGCTGAAGGATGTGACAGCACTACTAATGCTAACTGTATAGAAACTAATAGTAATACTACATCTACAGTAGATTCCAATCTTACTTCTACTACTACAGTTAAGTCACCGCCACCTTCAGCTATGTCACCTACAATTAATAATTCTAACTCAGACTTATGCACAGTAGGTATGTCAGGTGCAGTGCAAACACAGATACTAGGTATATCAATAGGTGCTACAACTAGAGATATGAACTGTGAAAGATTAAAGAATGCTAAGGTTCTTTATGATATGGGAATGAAAGTTGCAGCAGTTAGTGTGCTTTGTATGGACAAGCGTGTGTTTGAAAGCATGCTTAATGCAGGTACACCATGTCCTTTTGATGGGCTTGTAGGTCAACCAGCTAAAGACGCTTGGAAAAATAACCCACACTTAGTTCCTGATGCTAAGACAGGAGCAAAGGAGGAATGGGATGATGATACCAAGAACACCGCAACAGGTGCTGGTGCTGTTATTGGTCTTTTCTTGGCCCTCTTGTTTGTACTCTGATAATATATATGGAAGAACAAATAATGTAGCTAAGAATAAACACACTTGGAATATGACAGATGTGTTGCCACCCCAAGCAGGGTTAGAAATTCAAGGAATATTTCATAAGTATACAATAAACAAAAGTAATAGTGCAGATTCTACAGTTTCTATAATAAACAAGAACAGTACAGGATCTGGTAATATATATGAAAGACATGATAACTGGGATCAATTACCAAGCAATACTAAGATAGGATTTGATGTTGTTAATCCTTCTCTTGGCACTAAGTGGGGTAAGGGAAGTATCACAGCTAGTAATGGCGCAACATTAACTGATGTAATAGTAGCCTACAATTATAAGTTTGATCCATGTTACATTCCACTTTCTGATCCTAGCTGCCCTAACTTTAAAGATGCTTTGTATCAATATCTTTTAGACAATGATTTACTTAATAATGAACCTGCAATAGATGATCCTTATTATGATGAGTGGGTTCAGTATCAACTAGATCAAAAGACAGAAGAGCAAGAAGAAGAAGAAGCAAAAGAAAAACAAAAAGAAGAAGAGCAAGAAGAATTAAAAATGGAAAAGGCATTGTCTGTTGCTGGAGCAGCAGAACAAATAGCCAACCCAACACAACAGCTAGCTATGATGCAGCAAATGGCTGCGGCTGGTACACTAGATAGTTATTATAATGCAACTATAGAGGGCGGTAAGTATGAAGATACAATTATATTAATTGACAGCAGCATAAAAGATAACGACAAAGCATTAAGAAATTTAAAACAAGATAACTTACACAAGAAAATAGTTAGATCACAGTACAAAGATTAGGATATAGCATGAATAAATTAGTACCATTAATATTTTTATTATCAACAAGCTCTGCAATGGCAGTTGATTCTCCTATTACAGGTCAAGTGCAGCCCAAGTGTTCTGTATGGACAGAAACAAGTGGTGTTTACGGACATCCTTTACCGTATAAGCTAACTACAACACCAGCAGACGGTGGTGTAAAGGCTTCTATTAGAATAGATGTAGCACAGGCAGACTACTACAAAGCTAAGTTTACACATCCTAACAGCTTCTCATCAAGCCCAACACTGAATGACTCAGTTTCATGGACAGGTAGTACTAAAGTAGGACAAGTATCTGTAGCAGCTATGTCAGCATATGAAGCTGCAAAAATTACATACAACAACGTAACTGAGTTTAACTTAACATTAGCTGGTAGCACTTGGTTTACTGTAGAGTCTACCGCTCAGTATGGTAGCACTAAGTCTTTACCTGCTGGCAATTACACAGCATTAATAGTAGCGGAATGTATCGCCAAGTAATAATATCTTTATGTTTGTGTACATCTCTACATGCACATGAGATGACACCAGCTTATCCAAAGCTGAAGTCGTCTTATGTAGAGGGTGTATCGGTAACAAGTTTAAAAATATTTAATCGCAGAAGTGATGTGTTATGGTATGAGATAGGTGTCTTTACTGATAGCTGGAAGCCAGTACCGTTTGCATCTACTGCTAACATAATAGAGGTAGGATATAATAAGAAAAAAATATTTGATGTTTACATAAGATCAAGAGATATAGTTAAAGCTGTTTACATTTGCACTGAATCAAAAGTATTTAAAGGTAAAGAGCAGGTAACATTAATAGCATCACGCATATGTTCTAAGATAAAGAAATGAAAATATTTTTTATTATATTTATACTCAGTTATAATATGGCTTGGGCTGATTCTGTGTCTAATTCTTTGAATCTTTCTTTACCTAACGCAAGTCAAAACTTTCAAGCAGATAAGTTTAGAGCAGGAGAACTAGATTGTTCTAATGCTATAGGGTCAGCTACCAACTGGGAGTTTGGTGTGACAGGATTGATTCAATCTGACACAACTAGAACAGGTGACATAGGTGTATACAGTAGGATAACTATACCTCTTGGTGGCAGAGCTAAGTCAAGAATAGATTGTAATAGATTGTATGAACTAGAATTACAGAAGAAAGAACTAGAAGTATTAAAGTTACAGAAAGAAATTAATCAACTAAGAAGTTTATCATTTGAAAACTAGGAGTGTGATATGGCTGAAGTAGAAATAGCAGGAGCTAAGATAAAAGGTGGCAAGCTTATGTTACTTGTACCAATTGTTTCGGCGCTTGGCGGTGGGTTGTGGGGTGGCTTTGAGGTTTACAAAGATTACATGGACATGAAGAGCATCATACAAAATATAAATATTGGTGCAATTAAATCTCAAAACGCACTAATTCAAACAAAACTAGATAGTGCGTTGGAGTATAGCAAAGACATTAAGAATAATCTGCGTGATGATATACTAAAGCTAGAAGGTTACATAGATAAGATAGATAACAAGGTAGAAAAATCTTCTGATAGAATTAAAAACACACAAGCATCTATAGATTTAATGGTAGAAAATACACTAGCTGAGATGAACCAACTAAACAAAGACGTTAACTCTTCTCTTCGAGAAATAGAATCTTTGAATAGAGAAACAGAAAAAGATGTGCGTGATACAATGAGAGACACAGAAGAACGCATTGATTCTAACTCAAAGCAATTAGAAGATAGATTAAATGAAAGATTACAGGAAGCATTAGACAACCCATTAGTAGGAAATTGACATGACTTGTAAGTGTAATGATAAATGTATATGCAGAGACACATGTGCTTGTATAGACAAGTGTATTTGTAAGGAACGTAAGTGACACCTAAACAACAAGAAGCACTTGATGCTGTTGTTAAATACGGAAGCCAAGTTAAAGCGGCTAAAAGCCTAGGTATTAGTCGTTCTGCTTTAAGACATAGACTTAATTCAGCAAAGAAATATGAAGAAGCTGATGATGGTATTAAGTATGCCATGACTGAAACAGGTATGGCTAACATAAATGCTGTACACTCTGGTTGGATTAAGACTGATGATGTTAGTTTATATTTTAGAAATGAAATAGATAAGATTGATACCAATGATATAGCAGAATCAATACGAGATGTTATAAATGGAATCGTTCTGTGTGAGATTGTAAAGCCCCCTGAGCTGGTGGAAGATAACCTTCTTACCTTGTACCCTATTGCTGACGCACACATAGGCATGAGAGCAGATGCTAGCGAGGTTGGTGAGGATTATAATTCTGACATTGCAGTGCAAAGAATTAAAACTGGAATGGCTAAATGTGTTGCAAGTTCACCACAGTCTAAGTATGCATTGGTATTAGATGTTGGTGATTTAACTCACGCTGATGACAACAACGCACAAACTCCTAGAAGTAAACACCCACTCGATGTGTCTGAAAGATTTTTTTATTCTCTAAAGTGTGCAATAACTGCGCTGTCTGCTGCAATTGATTGTGCGTTGCAAAAACATGAGCAGGTAATATGCAGAGTATTGCGTGGTAATCACAATGAGACTTCTTATTTGGCTGTGATGTTTGCAATGGCAGAGCGTTACAAAAATAATATTAGAGTAACTGTTGAACAAACCGCTGCTGATTTCTTTGTGCATGAGTTTGGAAGTGTCATGATTGCCGCGCACCACGGAGACAAAGCAAAAGCAGATAGACTTGTAATGCATATGGCTGATGCTTGGCCTGAGATATGGGGTAGAACTAAACATAGATTTTATTTTACTGGACACCTCCACCACACAATGATGCGTGAAGTAGGTGGTGTACTTGTTGAGCAACTCAGGGCTGTAACAGGTAAAGATTCCTATGCTTCTAGCCATGCTTACAGCAGCAGGTCACAGATGCAAGGCATTACATATCATAAACAAGAGGGTGAAGTTAGTCGTGTAAAGGTTTGTTTATAATGTGGATTATGGCTATGGTGTATTGCGTTACGTTTGCTAATGGTGAGATGTGTCGTGCTTGGGTTCCACCTATTGCTGAATCAAGCAGAGAAAAATGTGAAGCTAACATTAAGACTGCTGTGTATTCTATGGCTAATGCTATTGAAAAAAAAGATGGTGATTTATTTTTTATAGATTGCCAGTGTATTAAGGTAAGAGAAGAATTTAAATATCAATAGAATTTTTTCTTATTCTTTCTAGCTCATCATTAAGTATAAGAACTAGGTTAACTAAGTCACCTACCTCTCGACCTAACTTAACCAAGAACTTGTCGCTTGTTATTACTCTGTCGTATGGAAAGCCATTGTTAGCTACGTTGGCTTTATCCATTCGTCTTAAAAATTTTTCTATTGTAAGGTCAGTCATTGTTTTATCTTATACCCTGAGTATGGATAGAAATCTCTTATAATTCTTTTAACTCTTTCAACTTTATTATCTCTAATTAATTTCTGAATAATATTTCTAGCGTGATCAGGTTTAGATAAGTTCATTTTCTCTGCTAATTGTAAAGCATTTATTACACCAGCATTTTTTATTATCTGATACGCTTGTGCTTTCTGATTGTTTAATTTGTCTGTTGCTTGATAAACTTTAAACTCTGGCAACCTACCTACTTGACCCATAGCAATAGCTGATTCTTTTAGTAGCTTACCATATAATATTTCTTGTTCGACTGATATTTTAAATTGTTGTTGTGTTGCTTTCATTATCTTTCTCCATTAGTTTTTCAAATTCTTCGCCACTTAGTATTACAAGTGTCTGTGGTTTGCCAGTTTTTCTTTTGTAGAATGCTATGTCTCTTCCTGTTAGCACTGTGAATGGGCTAGGGAAACTGGACTTATCCCTGTACTTTACTTCTCCCACCAGTTTTCTTCCGTTGATGTTGAGGTGGATGTCACCTGAGTATTCTCCTCCGAGTGCACCGCTGAGCGGTACTCTCTTGGCTTCGATGCCAATTTTTGTGAGCCATTTGACGAACCAGTTTTCGTGGTAAGTTCCTTTGAGTTTATTTTTGTTTGCCATGTATCCCTCTGATAGCAGTCTAAACATATAATGTAATGTCTTACTGGTTCTATGTTAGCTAGTATTGCTACAAATAAATCTGAATCAACATTACAAGCTTCACATATTGCTGACTCTTGCCTTAGTTTCTTTGAAGTTGATCGTGATCTCACAGCCAAGAGCGTCTAACCAACAAGTAAACAAGAACCCTGATGGCACTCGTTTGTGTTGTTCCCATTTATGTATAAGTGATGAAGCACACCCAATTCTATCTGCAAGTTCTTCTTGTGATATACCAAGTGTGCTTCGATGATCAACCATCTGCTCGATAAGTTTTTCATACGACCCTGTAACATAAGTCTCATCTTTATAATTCGGAAACCTTTTTATCTTTGATCTCACTTGCCAATGCTAGGTATCCTATAGCATCTACGATAGAGTCTTCTTTGTACCCACCGCTTGATATCCTAGCTAGTTTCATTTGTGCTAACATAATAGGTACTTGCCACGTTTGTACAGTATGATCAAGTACCTCTGACCAAGCTCTTGCAATCATTAGCATATTAATATGAGGATCTCCGTACTGATTGTTTCTATCTTGACTAATTAATTGGTTGGCTTCGTGTAATACTTTGTCTCTGCGTGTCATAAATATTGGCTCAGCTTTCATTGTTATCTTCCTCTTCTTTAAAATAAACTCTTTCTTCTTCGTCTATTAATTTTTCTTCTAATAAAATTAGTAAAGCTAGTAACTCATCTCCTCTGTTTCTAACTCCTGTTCTATTTTTTTCTACTGCGTCTAGCTGTATAATACTAGCTACTCGTTTAAGCCTGTCAATTACTTGTTGAGAAGAAGTCATTTATATTCCTCCAAAGTAAAGAAGTCTAAGAAACTTTCAGTGATAGTACGTTCTTTAGGTTTTGGTTTTTCTTTTGGTTCTAAAGTATAGAGTACATAATTTAATTCATTCTTAGTTAATCTTAGATACTTAGCTATATCTTTGTTAGGTATCTCACCACTAAATGCTAAGAAGTGTGCTTCTTTAACTAAACTATCTGGGTATTTTTTTTCCATTGTTTCCTCCGTTTGGTGTGTGGGTAATTAAGTAGCTACTTAAAAACCCACAGCTTGTGGTCTATTTAATCCGATTAATTAACACACGACAATTAGAATGGTATCTCATCGTCTAGTTGATTAACATTTGGTAGTGGTGCAACTCCTCGTTTCTCTTCAACACTAAGAGACAACCATTTCTTACCATCCTTTTCTTTAGTCCAACCTGATACACGCATATCTTTATTGGTAGCGTAATCATCTATGTTGCCACTGAAGTCTGGTCTGTTCTCGTTGTCACCTTTATCATTGGTAAACATAGCACCAACCTTTTGATACAGTTTCATTATCTTTTGACCAGCTTGTGTTGTATCACTCACAACAATAACATCTCTGTCATTACCTTCTAAGTTTATCTTACCTTGAAGTACCATCTTTGTTGTGTCTCTTGGTGAGAATACTGCACCTCTGTTTGTGTTATCATATTCAGCCATTGGTTGCTCTTTCTCTTTCTTCTCTCCATTCAATAAGAATACTCTCAGGCCAAGCAATACTGCGCTGACCAATCTTAATAGGTTTAGGAAAGGTGCCTTTATAAATAGCGGCATATATACTGGATCGAGATAAGCCAGTTAGTTCCATTACTTTTGGTAATCTGTGCATTGGTTCAAGTGTCATTTAATTTTCCTTTTGTTGTTGTGTTAAAAACATTTGTCTTAGTGCAGCTCGAATTATCATACCTTTAGATTCTCCAATTGAATCTGCGTGTATTTGTACTGCATCAAGCATTGCTTGCGGTAGAGATAGATTAATTGCTACCATTTTTTTATTATCTGATTGAGGTCTACCAACCTGTGTCATTACCTTTTCCTTTCTGATCTTGTGCATATTTGTTTCCATCCATCTCACCTAAGAATACATCTGCATTAAATCCTAAGTGTGATAGTGCTTTAGTTAGGCCATCAGTGATAGCCATCTTTGGTGCATCTTCTGCAAGTCTGCCCTTGCCAGCATCAAAAAATTTACGACAACCATTAAATGGGCCGAATATATTTTTCTCATCTGCGTGTGTCCATACTGATACACCTGACACCACAGCTACATCACCATTATTAAAGTGAATGTATTCTGTTGTTGAGTTCCAACCCCAACCTACACCTACTGCTCCAAACTGTTCGGTAATACTTCTTACCTGATACTGCGGATCAATAGCTGTAAACTTACGCGCCCCAAAACCTACTGGTTTAATATACTTAGGGTCAGTCTTGCTTACCTTATTCCATAACTCCATGTGTTTATTCATAGTCCTTCTCCTCTGTTTATGTCTGGCTCTTCATCTCTTTCAATGTATCCCCAGAACTCTTTGATCATATCTAATACTGTTGCGGTATAACTTTCATCGTATGGTATCTTAGTCCAATCCCATTTAAGATTGCCAAAGATAACAGAGAGATAACAATTATCTGCTTCTGCTAACCACATATACAATTGCATTTGTGCTTGATAATACTCTGATACTTTCTTCATATTATTAAAAGCATTAGTATGTTTAGCTTCAATAATATTACAACTAGTATCTAATGTGCTTAGTAAAACCTCACCATCAATCGTTCCTTTAATCTTAACACCATCTAAATCTTTTTTAAGTTCTAGTTGTTTGTTAGTAATTAAATGATCTTCTTCACGCTCAAACCAAGAGAGGTTTAAATCCTCTGTAAGTATGCCAATCTGTACTGGTAGTACATGATCTAAATTGTCTGGTTCAATGCGCCCTGTTTTAATCTTCCATAATTCTAGCCACTCTCCACGCATAATCTTAACTGCATCAGAGCCACCAATAAAACCTTTTCTATTCATAATATCCTCCATATTATATATTATTATTACATAGTATAAGCAGTTGCAAGGGTTGTCATACGTTAATTAATCGTCTTTATTGGCGTATATTTAGTTCCAAAACAAGGGGGGTTATGGAACCCTTTTAACTTGGTACTGTTGCATTACTTCTTGTGCTATTCTTCTACGCTCTTCGAGGTTAGGTATATCTTTCTTAATCTCTGGTTCTTTTGGTACTACCTTAACTCTTGGCCTAGTTTTAATTATCATCTGTCGAATGAGTCCTTCGTTTGGTGTAGTCCTTGGGCTGTCAATGATATACTGTGCTATTGCTTTTGTTATTTCTTCTTTATTGTATCCTTGCAACGCATCACACCATGAGTTCATGTATGCTTTGTAAACCTCTGGTTGCATATTAGTTACAAAGAATTTGTGTCTCATTACTGCAACTTGTACTGCTATCCAGTTCCGGTGTTCTTTTAATTCATCTTGTTCCATATTAAATCCACTTGTCTTGGTGTGTTTTGCTTGTATATTGCAGAGAGATGTAAGTTAACAATGCGTTTCTCCCTGTTCGTAGATTGTGACCCCTGCTTAGTTCCTCCATTCTAAGCAGGGCTTTCGCTTAATGTTCACGCTTTTGTATATTCAGCAACGCGTTTACCATTACCCACGTCAATCATTTCTTTTATAAAAACATAGCCACTTTTTCTTAGATCATGCATGCGTGATGCTAATCTTAAGCAACCATATAATTGCAACGCTTCAAATGCAGTGATCGAATTGCCTTCATCAAGATGTTTTCTTATTTGTTTTGTCTGTGAATCTGTCATTGTGTTATTTCCTCCACTGTTGCATCTGATCCCAGATGTTCAAGTATTCTTTCATCTGAGCCTACTGTTATTAGTGCTTCCCAACTGTTAATAGCTTCTACTTCTTCTTCGTATGTAAACGTTACTTTATATTTCTTCATTAAATCTGTCATTGTGTTCCCTTTCTAAATGTTCTGCTATTTTCTTGATTGCTTTTTTAAGTTCTAGTGTTGGTGCATCTATTATTATTATTTTCATTATACCCTCATACTACATTCATCAAAATCTGTGCCTAGTTCTTGTCTCCACTCCCAGTAGTCATCTATTGCCATCTCTTCTAAGCAAGCAACAGCGTGTACCATTGCTCTTTCATCGAACACATTAACAGCCTTTTTAGTTTCGTCTATTGCATGCGCTCCAAATGATATCATAGTAAACTCTGGGTCTTCTTCTACTTCTCTGTAATGGTAGTTCATACGTCCGTCATCATCCAATCGAAACATGGCTTCGTATGCTGTGTTATCTTTGTTAAAGTATGCAGAGAATGTCTTGTCTTGTGTGCGTACAGGATCAGGTGACCCTGTTAGCACTTGGTTTAGTTTCTCTAATCCTTCCATCATTAGTTCCTCCATGTTACTCATTGTACAATCCTTCTTTTTCTGCTTTTGCTTCCCAGTTTTTCAATGCTCTTTTCTTAAACTTGTCAGCGTCAAAGTTAGGGTTAGTTTTTCTCAGTGCATCAGCCATAGTTTCCACATCGTTAGCCCACCCCAGCAAAGGGGCGAACTCGTCCGCTATAAATTCGAAGTGTTGTCTTGTTAGTTTCATATGCAAATTCCCTCTTTCAATACATCTAATGCATGTGCATAAGCTTCTTTTTCAGTCTTTATTCCGAAGCAAGTAAAGCAATGATAATCTGTCCAATCTCCGTGTGTAAGTCCTTTTAAAGTTAATGCCCACGGCCTTGACTGTAGATTAAAGGTTGCGGATTCATTCCATGTAATCCTTATGTTACCTTCTCTGCTGTCTTCTATTTCCCAATGTTTCATTTGATTTCCTCCATTTGCTTTTTAAATTGTTCGTAAACTTTTAACTTGTTTCCCTTTAATCCAAATTGCTTTTTAACAATAGCATAACAGCTTTTACCTCTTGATAGTTTCATTCTATGCAAAGCCTCAAGCTTCAAACCTGCAAGCAATGTCTTATTCCTAAAGTTTAATATATTGTCTGTACCTGTTATAATCATTTGATAACCTCCATGTTGTACCACCTATTATGCATATATTAAAGGTGGTGGCAAGCATTAGTTTAGTTTCATAGAATCAACAAGTAAAATTCTATTTGTCCGAACTTAGAGAAAGGGTGTTGACAAGCCTTTTCTGAGCGTTCTATGAATGGGGGGGATTATAGGGGGGGACTTAGAGAGCAACAATAACTTAACTTAGATATACTTATAATAATTATTGTAGCTAAGATAAACAAAGCAACAAAGAGCAAAAAATGAATAGAAAACTAACACCGAAACAAGAAGCATTAGTCAACACCATCGTAGCAACAGGTTGCTCTATTACTCATGGCGCAAAGGTTGCAGGATACGCCAAGGGTGAAAGCGGTAGAGTGACTGCTAGCAAGGCTTTGAAGCTACCACATGTACAAGAATATATGATGAGACAGATACAGGAAACAATTGGTATCAATGCTACGAAAGCTGTACAACAGGTTGCCAAGCTAGCAACAGGGGCAAAGAGTGAGTATGTTCAGCTAGAAGCTAGTAAGGATATACTAGACAGAGCTGGATATAAACCAATAGACAGGGCGCAGGTACAGGTGGCTGGGGATATAAGGGTCAGCATAGATCTAGGCTAGCGAAGGAGCGAGACGCAAGGATCGAGCGAGGAAGCGGAAATTGCTGTCGCAATTACAGTCATACTGGCTACGTGTTTAACCCCAAGGGGGGTCAAAAACTTGCGCTCTCGTTGCCATAGTGATCTACAACAAACATTTTTCTTGAAAAAGGCTCGCTCTGTGCTAGAAGCAATTATATTTTTAATCGTCGGAGGTATTGAAGTGGCAGGAGAAAGAACACGCGCTATACTAAATTCTATTACTCCTAGTGTTAGAGAGTATATGCCACCTCCTGTAATGAAGTCTGTTGTTCCCAAGCCAAGGGCAGGACAAAGAACTAGAAATATAATTAATTCTTCTCTGAGTGTTAAGAATAACAACCTTGGAAATATTAAAAACTTGAAAGCTAACAAATGGGTTGGTCAAGTTAATTTAAATACTGATGATCTCTTTGCAGCCTTTGATACACCTGAACTTGGTATTAGAGCTGTAGGTATAGTTATAAATGCTAATATAAAAGCAACTAATTCTTTTGAAACTTATGTAAACAGATACGCTTCTGAACCAGAAGAGCAAAAACATTTTAAGGATACAGGGAGGTTATTACCTCATTTGCAAGACTATGCAAAAGCAATAGCGTTTAGTCAGGGCATATCTAATACTAAGTCAAAGTTTCCAAAAGATATAGATATGTTATCGTGGATAAAAGCCACAGCTAAAGCTGAAGGTGGACAAGCCGCACTAAATTACTTTACTGATGATATAATTAAAAGAGGTCTTTCTTTAGGAAAGGATATATAATGGGATTTCCATTAGAATTAATTACTATGCTAGGCTCTACAGTCTTAGGCGGCGTTATGTCTTTGTGGGGTCAGGCTTTAAAGGCAAGAATGGAAAACAATAAGATGCTGTTGCAGCGTGGTCAGTTTAATGCTGGAGCAGCTAAAGATGCTAGAGAGTATGGCAGAAAAGACACACATTTTGCATGGACACGTAGGCTCATTGCTCTTGGTGCTGTGTTTTCTATCATTGTATTACCTAAAGTAGCAGCCATATTTTACCCAGATGTAGGTGTTGTGGTTGGTTATTCAGAGATACAAGGCAATATATTTTCTTTCTTAGTAGGTTCTGATAGTGAAAAGGTTATTTGGAAAGAAGCAGCAGGATTTGTTATTACCCCACTAGACACACACATAGTTAGTGCTATTGTCGGTCTATATTTTGGAGCAGGATTTGCAAAATGAAAACACCAGCATGGACTAGAAAAGCAGGTAAGAACCCTAAAGGCGGACTTAATGCAAAGGGTAGAGCAAGTTATAAAAAAGGTACACTCAAAGCACCAGTTAAAAGCGGTGACAACCCTAGGCGTGCTTCATTCTTAGCTCGAATGGGGGGTATGCGAGGGCCAGAAAAAGATTCAAAAGGAAAGCCAACACGTTTACTTCTTAGCCTTAGAGCGTGGGGTGCGTCTTCTAAAGCAGATGCAAAGAGTAAGGCAGCAGCAATTAGTAAAAGGAATAAGAAAAATGCCTAATGTTAAAGGAAAGAAGTACCCATACACTGCTAAAGGTATGGCAGCAGCTAAGAAAGCAGCAATGCCAGTAAAGAAAAAACCAGCAAAGAAGAAAAAATAATGGCTCCAAGAAAAGGTTTATACGCAAACATAAATGCTAGGAAAAAAAAAGGTATTAGTAGATCAAAAGCTAAGAGTACCATTACTGACAAAGCATATAAAAATATGAAGGCTGGGTTTCCTAAAAAGAAAAAGAAATGAGCTTTATAACTACACTATCATCACAAGAGTTAGAGGTTTTAAGAACAGTTGTTAAGACTGTAAACTTTAAACACTACCCAAAGGATTTCTGCACTAACTATGAAGCAGATAAACTTATTGACTCTCTAGCCCCTGCCACTGTTGAGAAGATGATACGCGTTGGCGTTGACTCTGGAATAATTAACAAGTGATAGACTTTAAATACAAACCTGACGGAGATACCTTAAAAGAATTTATGAAGGACGATACGTTCTTTCGTGGTATTCGTGGGCCAGTAGGCTCTGGTAAATC